TGGTGGTTGAGAGGTTAGCCCGCTGAAGCTTCTCCCTAGACCATCACACACACCATCCCCCCTCCCCCCGTAGGAGGAAGAAAGTTTTGCCATACCTTAGAGTATTGACTGTCCTTCAGTTCCAGACAGTGAGAGGCTCATAGGATAGGCACATTTTCGGACCATAAAACATCGGGAAGCGAGCTGACGCTTACAGACTCAGCACCTTCGAGAGCTGCAAAGCTGGGTGGGCCAGGTTGTTACCTGTGCCGCCGCCCGCGTCAAGCATGCCCACGGAGAAGACTGCTCCCAGAATGTCAGGGACCTGCAGGACCCAGCGAAGAAACACGTCTTCGCCGTCAGCAGCGGTACCCGGAACACTGTTCAGGAAGTAGGGATCAATCGTGAGAGTGGACGCCTGGCGGGAGCCAGGAGGATCAACTGACCGACCTTGCACCGACGTAGTGCCCGAAGGGGACGGGACTTGCACGTTATTCGCGCCATAGAGGATCTGGTAGACCCCCTGAGGCAGCGGAAGACCGTACGAGCCGTCAGCTTGGACAGTGACGTTCGGCAGCTTGAGTCCGTTCAGGGCTGTGATCTGTCCGGCGACGCCGGCAGCCAGCGGCTGGAGCATGTTCCACACGGTCCCGGAGGTCGCAGAGGGCACGGTCAGCAGAGTGCTGGACGTGTTCGCGAGCTCAGTAGGTCCGGCCGGCACTTGCAGATTGCGCGCGAAGAACTCGACCTCCCCCTCAATCATGACGGAGACGGTTTGGCTCGACGCAGGCGCATTCAAGATGGCCAGGAAGATCTGCCCCTGTTGGTACAAACGCGGATCGCTCGAAGCCGCCGCAATCGACCCGGCGTTGGTAAAGAAACCAGCGTCAGGAAGGGAGCGGAGGTTAAGAGGCAGATCGGCGCCTTGCCAGAGAGCGAAGATCTTCGAGTTCTCTTGTGCAGTGAGCGCCTGCATCCCCAGCGTGTTGCTCGGGGGCACAGGGTCGACGGGATCAGCATCCCACGCAACAAGGCCATTTCCGCCCGACGTAGTCGGGACGGACGAGATGACCTTGATGGTGAGACGGCGGAAGCGGAACTTCTCCCACAGGCCGGCCATGATGCCGACACGGGTTCCAGCAAACGACGACATACCCAACGGAATGTTGAGGATGACCGACGAGCTGGCCGTGCCGGTACTGAGACCGGCGGAGAGGAGCTCACAGAACGACACAGTCTCGGAGTCGCGCGTGAAGGCGCGCACGACGTTACGGGGCTGAGCCGTTTTGCTGACTGCCAGGGCCGTAGGGGCCGATGGAGTCGTATCCGAGGGTCGACGCGCGCGGCGCGTGCGTCTGGCCTTCGGCTTGGAGGGAGCCGCCACGAGTATGACTCGTTGGCTCTTGGCTTTGTTTGCTTTCATGTTGAGACACGGGATTCCAGTCAACAAACTGGGACTGTTCATCTCCCCTCAGTCGAGAATGAAGCATGTTGTGTAAGGATCGAGAGAGATTTGGCACCACGTCTTGGAGACGCCTGATTCTTCGTCCGACTATGCGAGCGGTCTTACAACTGCCGCCCGGTCGGGATCATGAAGAAACAGAGAGCGCTCAAAGCCGCGGTCGTCCGCCTCTCCGGCGGCGCGCACACCTCGAACGTGAGCTCCATGGAGCTCACGCCCGAAATGTGCGCGCCGACGGAGAAACGACCGTCTCTCCCGTCGCCAACCGCGACAACACACCCCTCCCCGGCTCCTTCCGTGCAGTCTCTAGACATTCCAGAGAGATTAGCACGACGAACGCGCGTGACGCCCACTATGGAGGCTCCACGATCGCGCGTCTAACCAGCAGTCGGCAGCACTTATGCACGCCGTTGAACGCTGATGCCCTTTCACCCCTTAGTACGGTTCGCTTAGGTACACGCGTACACCGTTTTGGATGGCTTAGGAAGGAAGACCCCGTGAGCACTTTACTGTCATACTCAGGACGGAAAGCAGTTCAGAGACCAGCGACGCTATCGTCTTCCTCGATGTCATCGAGGACAGGTATGCGTGCGCTGAGCAGGGCAGCCAGAATCAAGGTTTCGGATTCCAACGCCAGGTCGAAGTCGTCGTCGCGCGTCCAGGGTAGGCATAGTTCAGCCTCCTCATGGTCATGCGGCACAACGATCTCACTTCGACGGGCCGAAGGTTTAACACCGTTACCGACAAGCTGCCACGCAGACGGAACGCCCGGCAGGTCCGGCGTGATCAGAGGCGGAGCGTGGTAGGTCAGCAAGTCCCACAGCCCAATGGGCTTAAGAGGAATCGCTGCCTTCTCCCACGTGTCCACCGCCTTGCGCCAGGCCGCCACACGACCAGCCACCTCCTCGCGATCCAAGTCCTCAATTTGAGTGACCAGGGCGTCGGCGGCAGTGAGTCGGGCGAACCACATCTCGTAAGCCAGTTCGCGCTTCTTCCTCTCGAGGGGAGTCAACAGCCGACGCTCGCCGCGGATCATGGCGACGATGTCGGTACTGGACATGACTCTCTGTTTACCGAGGAGACGAAGTGCGCGTCTAAAGCCAGGGCGGGCAACTGAGAGACCGAGGGAGAGCGACGGATCATTGATAGCCGCGGCGGCCAGCTTACGCTGCCACCTCGTGATCTTTGATTCCAACGTCGCACACTCGTACGGTACACCACAGCCCCCCAAGGTCGCAGGCAAGAACCAATTGGCGCCAGGCAAGAAACGCTTCGAAGCAGACATGGCCATAGGCACAAACGGCTTGGTCCACGGAGAGAGACGTACCATCTCTCCCACGGCCTTACCGATTTGATAGTCCCACGCATCCGCGTGCCCCGCTTTCAACGAAGAGCCAGTACATAGCTTTAAGTTGAGATAACCGACGCGACCGAACGGTCGGAGACGGTAGAGCTGCGAGTTGATCAAAGCCATCGAACGGGAGAAGTACGACTTCCCTAGTGAGAGCTTAAAACCCACAGTCCCAGCCGCCTCCTTCCAGAGGTCGTACTCGGCGCGGTTGCACGGGAACGCGATGTCGTCGCCATTAATCTTCGCATCATAGTCCATCCACCCCGGACGCTTAGGACCCCGGAGGCCCTCGGTACCATCGTTAAGAAGACGACGGCCGCGAGTAGCACGGAGCCAGGTAGACAGGTTGATGATGCAGAGCAGGACGAACGACAGGGGTGAACCCATCAATTGTGCTGTTGTCTGAAGTGTTTCGGGAATGCCCAACTTGGCCGGGTAGACGAGTTCAGCGCCCCATAATGTCCGGTAGCAAAGCTCTGCGAGTTCCTCCGGTATCCCCAGAAGGACCACTAAGCGAAGCATGACATAGAGGGAGCACAGCACATTCAAAGTGTCTGTAGCCCCCTTGTAGTCACCGCTCACAACGTGGGTCCAATCATGTGGACGCCCATGAGAGTCTTCCGCGGTCCCCTCAGCGAGGGAACGCGACCAGTACTCCATGTGTCGAGGGATCGAAGCATCAATGTTCGTCGAACACGGATGCAAAGACCAAATACGCAGCAGCTCACCCTGGACAGGCCGCACGAGAGTGTACAGTGCTGGATCACCAGTCGTAACGACGCGGAACTTCGCGGGCTCTGGAATGAGCACCACGTTGGTCCGTCCCGCCGTATATCCGACTGGAAGCACATCTCGAGCGACCTCAAATAGGCGCATCTTCTCCAACTCGGCCTTGATAATTAACTCCTTCAGGGAACGCGGAACCTTGGACAGATTCTGCTCAGCAGCAGGCGATCGTGCCTGCCGTTGCAGATGTCCCAGGGCCCCACCCTTACTCGCTGGTGCACCGGTGTGCCCCGAGATCGAAGGAGCCAAGCGAGTCCACGCGGGCGTGCCACGGTTGAACGAGACGAAGGAAGACACGGCCAAGTCCAAGAACTTGATCGTCTCCTCGTCCAGCTCCTCCGGCAGCCGCGAGACCAGTGCTCGATGCTCCTCGGCGGCCAGGCGGGCGCGCGCGAGACCAAGTTCCGGCCACATCCTCTTTGTTTGAAGAAGAGAATAGGCTAGATCTAGGTCGCGGCTCCTGCAGGCGCGCTGGTTCAGCGTACGGAGGAATCCTGTGAATATCGGTTTTTGTTCGAACACCGACTTTTCCGGAAACACCTCCTCATCGCGGAACACGCGTGCGGCCACCTTCGAGGTCCAGTACTTCGCGAGATCCTGATATAGGTCATCATCAAGGAACTCACCCAAGACATTCGCCATAGCCCTCAAGCCGCGCTCCACACGAGCACGAAACTTAGGCTGTTTACGGGCTGCACATTTTAAGCAGTACACGTAGGCGAACGACTCTACCACTAACCAGACTCCGTCGGGAATCTTGGCTGATGCGCTTGTCCGTAAGCGGCGCATTACGCTCGAGACCACACGAGCAGCTGACGGTGGTGAGTCAACTCTATCAATGGGGCCCCCGCAACTCTTATTGCGATTAGATCGTGATTTTTGGCGTGTGCCTGTGTCCGGGACGATTTCCGGACGGACTTGTGTCATGTTAACG